AGTCCCTGCGGCGCACTGGGAGAGGACTGTTTTGTCTCCGTTCACCTAGACCTGAAGCCCGAGAATGAGCCCGGCATGACCCCCGAGTGTTGGCGGAGGACGAAGTGAAGGTCCCGAATCCGTGGAACGCCGCCAAAGCCGCTGCCCGCGCCGCCCGCGCGGTAGTGACACGCTCCCCGCTCACGGTCTCGCAGGAGATGGTGGACCTTCGGACCAAGATTTGCCACGGGTGCGAGTTTTTCGACGCGCGCGTGGGGCAGTGCCAAGTCTGCACCTGCATCATCTCCTTGAAGGCCCAGCTTGCAACCGAGAGATGTCCCAAGAGCAAGTGGCCATTCACTAATCAAAGCTGATTGACATTCAGCAGAACCGTCAGACTTCTTTATCGACATGCTTCCAGAGAATTCGACCGACCGAACGACCCCCAAGGGGGACCCGTATAACGGGACGGTCAACCAACCCGGCCTCAATTCCTCGCTGAAGCCCAAGCGCCGCGCCATCAAAGACGCCAAACAGGCCGAGAACATCATCACCACTCTCGAAACCGCCAGCCGCGACCGGAATATCAAGAACGCGCGCATCATGGCGAAATACAACAGCGAGAAGCCATACACCACAGAGGCGCTCACTGCCGAAGGACTCTCGTGGAAGTCTAACTTCACGACCAAACCGCTTCCGATGCTCATCGACAAGGTGGCTCCTCGGTTTGTGAAAGCCGTCGAGGGCGTGAAATACTACACCAACGCGGCGTTGCCCGATGAAGTGGACGGCAGCGAGGTGAAGACGGAGGCATTTCGTCGAGAAATCACCAAGACTATCCGCGCGCACCCGGATTGGTCGAACTTCTGCAACGACCTCGCGCAAGAGAACGCACTTTTTGGATTCGCGGCGGTCGCGTGGCAGGATGAGTTTCACTGGATGCCGAAGTTTTTTCGTCAGGACCAGTTTTTTCTTCCTTCGGGAACCAAACAGTCTCCCTCGGCGACACAGGTCACGGTTCTCCGTGAAGTTTTCCTGCTTCACGAGCTTTTCGAGTTGATTGAGGACAAGAGTGCCGCCGACGCTCGGGGTTGGGACGTAAAAGCGGTGGTTTTGGCGCTCAATGAGGCGACTCCGCTCAATCGGCGCAGCCAACAGACCGCGTGGGAGCGAATTCACGAGGACATGATTCGTGAATCGAACCTCGGGCTCTCGTTCGAGGCGGGTCCGCGCGCAGTAATCGTCTGGCATCTGCTCGCCACTGAGATTGATGGCAAAGTCTCCCACTACATTCTCCTCGACAAGACTTTCAAGGTGCTTTTCACCCACGAGGACCAGTATGACTCGATGCCGGACGCGCTCGGGCTGTTCTGCTTTCAGCAGGGTAATGGAACGGTGCATGGCAGCAAGGGAATTGGCCGGGAACTCTACGCGATGGCGGGAATTCTCGACCGCTCGCGCAACGAGGTGGTGGACCGCCTGAATCTCGCGGGAAAAATTATCATCCAGAGCGACGACAAGGCCCTTCGTCGGTTCAAGATGTCCGTGGTGGGCAATGCCATTCTCATCGGGCAGGGTTACGTGATTTCGGAAAGAAAACTCGACGCGGGCGTCGAACCGTTCTTGAAGCTCGACGAATTTCTGACATCGCTCTTGGACCAGATGGCCGGTGCGACTACTCCCAAGGTCTTCGAGGGGGAGCGGGTGACAAAAGCTCAGGTGGAGTTTTTTGCACAGCGGGAGGAAGAGACGCGCGATAGTATCATCGCTCGATTTCTTACTCAGTTCGCGCGGATGATGACCACCATCCAAAAACGGCTTTGCGATAAGGACACGGATGACGACGACGCCAAGGCCATGCAGGAGCGTTTGCTCAAGGTGATGACGCGCGAGGAACTGGACGAACTCGCCAAGCAACCCGTGGCGGAAACGGTCCGCGACTACACCGAGTTGAAGCGTCAACAGATTGTTGCCATCGCGCAGGAAGCCCGGGGCAATCCGCTCTACAATCAGAAGGAACTGGAACTTCAGAAGGTGACGGCTCAGGTGGATGAGGAATTCGCCAAGAAAATTTTGCTTCCCGACGAGGACCCGACCGTTCAGGCGGAGCAATCCCGGCTTCAGTCGATGGAGCTTCTTCTTATCGTCGGACAGAGCGCGGAGGTTCCGGTTTCCCCGCGTGATAATCACGAGGTTCATCTTCAGGTCTTGATGCCCGTGATGGAACAGACCGCGCAACAGGCGGTCTCTGACCCGCACGCGGTTCAGACGTTGCACGCCCTGTTGGCACATGCGGAGGCGCACTATAATGCGGCGGTGCAAGGTGGAACTCCGAAGGAAGCACTGAAGCCCGTCTCGGATATTCTTACCAAACTCCGCGCGAGCATGGACAAGCTCAACGAACTGGCCCAATCGCATCATCAGTTGAACGATGCTGCCGGAGCGCACGCAGAAGGCGCAGTTCCCGAGGGGGAAGTTGGCGCGCTGGACGTAGCCGCTGCCGGAGGCGACCCGACGACAACCCCCACCATCCAAGCACAACCCACCTGACATGTTTATCCCTACGAACAGGGAGCCCCCCGAATGGACTTCGGACGACGCTCTCACCCTCAAAGGATTTCTCGAATCCTCCACCGGCATCAAGCTCTCCCAGACGCTCGCATTTCTCGCGCCCAGTCTGCTTGACGGCGAGCACAAGAACAAGACTCTCGTGGCCAGCGGCGTTGTGAAGGGATACACAGAAGCCGTGGAAACAATTTTCTCGCTGCAAAACAGCCGACCGAAAGAAACAGAACCCAAGTCCGAAAACTACCCGTCGTTGGATGACGACTCGAAGTGGTCGAACCCCTCCGAAACCGAAAACCCTGCCTAACCTATGGCTACCGAAAACACCGACATCTCCGATATTCCCGGGCTGGACACTCTGCCCAAAACTGACCCCGAAACCGCGTCTGAACTCGACAAGTTGCTCCTCGAAGCGACCGACGGAAAGGGGGAAGACGCCGGAACGGATGCTCCCCCGGCGGACGATGAGCCCAAGCCCGAAGACAAGAAGGACGAGCCCAAGCCCGAAGACAAAAAGGACGAGCCCAAGCCGGAAGACAAGAAGACAGACCCGGCCCCGGAACCTGATGAACTCGACAAGGTCGAACTCCCCACGAATGTCAAGCCGAAAACGGGCGAGGCTTTTTCTGAGGTGAAGCGGGTTGCCCGGGAGAAAATTTCCTTGCTGGCGACCAAAACCAAGGAACTCGAATCCAAGGTTGCCGAACTTGAATCCAAGACCAAGGATGGGGGGATTACCCCGGAGTTGAAATCCGAGATTGAGGAATTGCGAAGTTTCCGCTCCAAGATGGACGTGGAGGCGGACCCGGCGTTCAAGAGCTTTGACGCACGGGCCGCTGAGGTCTCGGAATCCATCTACGCCAAGCTGCTCTCGGGCGGTGCAACCGCTCCGGTAATTGAAAAAATCAAGTCACTCGGCGGGGTCAACGAGGTGAACTGGGAACCGATTCTCAAGAATCTTCCTGACCAGTTTCGTCGCTCAATCGAGGCGAAGTTGGTGGAAGTCGAGGACATTGGCGAGCGCAAAGCCAAAGCTATCGCGGAGGCAAAAGCGAACGCAGACAAGTATCTGTCCGAACGCCAGCAACAGACCGTCAAGCAGAAGGAAGTCTCCACGCAGAAGGCGCTCGCCTACGGTGAGAAGCTGCTCTCCGAGACGGAGTGGATGAAGCCCAAGCAGATTCCCTCGGGTGCAACCCCGGAACAGAAGGCGTCCATTGAGGACTACAACAAGTTTTTGAAGGACGCCTCGGTCGCGGTCTCGGAAGCGGCCAAGGACGACTCGCCGGAAATGCGTGCGGCCCTTGGTCTCGGAGTCGCCGAATTGATGAAGGTCCGCCGCGATTTCGCGGAGCACAAGGCGTCGTCGGAAGCGCAAATCAAAACGCTCGAAACGAATCTCAAGGAAGCGCAGACCCTTCTGGAAAAAATCAAGAAGGGCTCCACGCAGCGGTTACGAAACACTCCGGCCAACGACGACCCGCTGCCCGGAAAAGGCTCGAAGTTTACAGAGTCGGGGTCCGATGCGATTGACCGCATGGCGCGCGAGGCGGCAGAGGGCGGCGTTCCGGCTTGATGTCCTACCTCACTGAGTTGGTTCTATCGAAGGTCCGCAGTTTCCCCACACAGGCGGAAGCTGCGGCCTTCTTTGAAGTATCAGAGGCCCTCATCGCCCAGTGGGAGAAGGGAAGCAAGGCGGTATCTCTATCGGCAGTCGAGAGGGTCTTTGACCCGGGCGCGATGCCCGGAATGGAGAAGATTCAGGAAGCCCGGTGGGAGGGCAAGCAGGTTTGCCTAATGATGCCAAGCTACAAGACTTCTAATCCCCGCACGACATTCGCGCTGATGAGTATGCTCGACCGCGCGAAGATGGCTGTGATGCTTGATTTCGGGGACGCCTTCATCGCGCACTCCCGGAACAAACTCGCGGACAACTTCCTCAAGACAAAAATTGAATGGGCCTTCACCGTCGATGACGACATGATTGTGCCTTTTGGAAATGCTGAACTTTTCAACCTTTTTACTCGCTTTAATTTCTCTGCCGCTTCCGCCGGACTTCATACCATCAATCGACTTTTGTCGCATGGCAAAACTTTGGTTGGTGGGCTATATTTTGGCCGTTGGGCACATGGCAAGGCGGTTTATGCCGAGGGCGCAGATGACAAGGTGGAGGAAGCCTTCGCGCGTCGAGCCCCCCACAACATCTGCAAACCGACCAAGTGGGTCGGGACCGGATGTCTCCTGATTCACCGGACGGTGTTCCTCGACATCGAGAAAAAGTTTCCTCACCTCGCGCGGAACGCGAAGGGAGATTATGGGCACTGGTTTACCAGCAGCGAGCACGACCTGAAGGATGCCACCGAGAAGGCGCTGTTAATCTTGAATGACGACGCGTCGAGTGAAGCGGCCAGAATTTCAGAGGCGAAGAAATTGATTCTTCATGGTCGCGAACAATCGCGCTGGCACTCGGGTCTTGGGATGGGCGAGGACGTGACCTTCTGCGTCCGCGCCTCTCAGTCGGGTCATCAGCCCCATGTGGACCTCGGCATAGTCTGTGGTCATGTCGGAGACAAATGCTATGGGCCCCGTCCAACCAACTAAAATTCTTCTCGCGCTTCAGTTCTGGTCTGGCGATAAGGACCAAGCGATGCGCCTTGCCCGGCTAATTGCGGACCTCGAACCCCGCCACTCGGAATTCGTGGACTTTTTATTTGTCTCCCGGTTCGATTGCCCGCAAGACCTGAAAACTGTCGAGTATGTTTCGACGAAGTTCAACACACACACATTTGTTAACCGGCACCGACGGGGAACCGGCTGGCCGCACGGATGCAATGACCTTTGGTTCGGAACAATGGACCACGTCTATTCGTTTTCAGAAGCCAAGCGGTTTCCCCCCTATAAGGCGGTCCTTACTTTCGAGGCTGATGCCTGTCCATTGGTCCCCAACTGGCACCGGGAACTCTCTCGCGCATGGGACGAACAAGCAGCCCCGAAGGACGTGAAAATGTTCGGAGCCCGGGTGGAGCATCCGTTACCCCACATCAACGGCAACGCGCTATTCAGCGCCGACCTGAAATTTCTCTACTGGATTTCTCGACACATCGGGGGATGCGACCCCACAAAGGGGTGGGACTTCATCCTTGCCCGGGATTTCAAACGCGAGGGATGGGCCGACTGTCCGCTGATGAAAAGTCACTGGCAGAAAAAGACCATGCCCGACGAGGAGATTGACGGACTCCGAAACGCGGGAATCGTTTTCCTTCACGGGGTCAAAGACGACTCTGTCATCTCCCACATGCGAAAAAAGTTCGTCGGCGGTTGACATTTCGCCCGAGACAGACATTTGTTGGTTGGAACTAAAATTTCTCCCTCCCCGTTCCGGGTAGGACTTGGGCCTTATTGCTTCGGATGGCCCGCGAAGCAAGGTCAGTCGCAACCATTTGCGGCAAAAGTCTTTAACCCGGATTCTGTCAAATTGACAGACTCCTCTCGAAAGGAAATCAGCTTATGGCTGGTCAGTGTCTTACTCCCGCGACCCTTAGCGACATCGCTCGCAAGGATACCTCGCGTCTCACCGGCACGATTGCGAAAGCTCTCGCTGCCAACTCGGTATTCATCAATCTCATCGGCGGCGGGGTGTTCCCGTCTGGCGTTTCGGACGAAATCCGAACGTCCGTCCAGATGCAAGCGGCTCCCGGCGATTCTACCGCCCTGCCCACCTTCGTCTGCGATACCGAACTCTGCGGCACCGTCGGTCTTCAGGACCTCACGGATGCGGTGGACTTCACTGCTCGTCTCGAATCGAAGCGCGGCTTCGGTCCTCGGGTCTGCGTGAAGAAAGGCTACGCGGCCTTCAAATCCAGTTACCTCGCGGCTGAGGACGCGATGAAGAAACTCGTGACCCAGTATGTGAACTCGGACATCCGCGCGCAGCTTTACCTGCGTTCGGCCTCGAAGTTCAATGCGACCAAGGGCTACGACTTCAACTCCCTGTTCACGGGCGGTAACGAAACCGACGTGGGCGTGAAGTTCACCCCGCTGAACCCGACGGGCCCCGTCTCGTTCAAGGCGGTTCACGCGATTGCGCGTTACATGAAGGAAGCCCTGTTCGCTGAAACTTTCGGCGAGGGTTCCAAAGGCATGTTCCGCTTCATCGGCAGTGCCGACATCGTTGAGTCTTTCCGCGCCGAAACCGGCGTCAAGGAAGTGCTCATCGCGCTCACCTCGGGTTCGTTTCGCCTCGGCGAAGTGGCTCTGACGGGCTACAGCTTCGAGGAGAGCCCGGCTTACCGTGGCATCAGCTTCGCGGTTGACCAGCGCCCGCTCCGCGCGAGCGCCATCTCTGGCTCCGGCGTTCCGACGCTCGTGGACCCAGTCGTCATCGTGTCCAACGCGACCAAGAACACCGCTTACGCCAAGGTCAATCCGGCGTGGCTCACCGCTCCCTACGAGATTGCTTTTCTCGTGGCGGACAACTCCTTCAACCGTCTCGTCCCCGAGCGGTATGTTGGCGAAGGTTCCTTCAAGTTCTCTCCCCAGCTTCACATGGGCGAGTTGGACTGGCACTACATTCAGGACAACGACTGTAACGTCTTCGGCGACTTCGGTTGGCACAAGTATCAGATTACTCGCGCCTACCAGCCGGTCCGTCCGCAGCACGTCTGTCCCATCATCTACAAACGCTGCCAAGCCGACATCGGCCTCGGCGATTGCGATGTGGTGAATCCGACCGCCTACACTGGCGGCGACCAGTTCGCGACTGTCGGCGTCTGCTAATCCCAGCGTCGGTTCGTAGGGAAATGGCTCCCGGGAAGGACTCCCGGGGGCCATTTTTTCCAAAGATATGCCATACGACACTACCGACCCCAAACGCGGGGACTCTTACAACACTCTGTTGTTTAAGCTCTGCCAGTATTACCACGGCTTCTGTCCGGCATCGGACTCGCAGCCTCTATGGATGGATTCCGACGAGGTCCTTCTCGCCAAAATCCTTCGCGCGGTCAATGTGTGCGGACCCTTCGCCGGAGGCAACTGAGATGTTTTCTGACACCAATCCCAAACTCGGCGACCCCGAAAACACCTTGCTCTACAAGTGGGCTCAACTGGTGAACGCGGCCAATGCTTCCGCAGGGGCTCCCATTTGGGGAGACTCCAACAACACCCTTCTTTTCAAAATCTGCCGGGGATACAGCACCAACTGTCCAGCGGCGGACGCCGCCCCGAGACCGGGGGACTCTGACGAAATTCTCCTATCCAAAATCCTCAGATGCACCGTCACTTGCCCATGAAAGAAAACCTTCAGGTATCTCTTGCCGCGTTTGTCGGAATCGGCTCACCGGGAATCAACCTCGTGATTGACACCGTCGAGCCGGTGCTACGGGCAGCGTTGCTTATTGGTCAATTTGGGGTTGCCATTGTCACAATCCTTTACATCTATCGTAAGTGGAAACAGGCGGCGAAGAAGACCCGCCGTCCCCGGAAGTCCAAAGATGAAACTCCCTAAATTTTTCTGGTTCCTGATGCTCGCGGTCCTCACCGGCTGCGGGTCTCTTCCGTTGCGCCCGGGTCGCGCGCAGTTCTCCACTCCTGACGGCGTCTCCGCATCCGTTCAGCAGCCGCAGAATCCCCAGTCCGCGACGACCCAAGTGTATAAACGCACCATCAGCGAACCCGGTCCCGGGAACGCGGTGCAAGTGGGACCCCGGGTCACGTCGGAAACTATCGAGACGACCATCGGCCCGGCCCAGAAGGATACCGCCCGGGAGATTGGTGCAAAATTGTCCGCGCTGCGTCCGGTAGTTTACGTGGGAATCCTTATTTTCCTATTCGGAGCCGCGAGTTTCGTTTATCCGCCCCTCAAAGCCATTACCATGAGTGTTACCACCAGTGGTGTTATTACCGTTGCCGGGCTCGCGATGATTGTTCTCCCGTCGCTCGTAGTCGGGAATGAGATTCTGATTCTTGCGGTCGCGGGCGGAGCGGCGGCGCTCTGGTTTTTTGCTCACCGTCACGGGACCCTTCGTGGAACTGTGGAAGCCCTCAAAGAACAGGTGAAGAAATGAGTTGCGATTCCTGCGGAGACCGGTCCAACGCCTGTCAGTGCGACCCATGCGAGGCTTGCCCCGCGAATAGCGCGGCGGTCGAGACTCTGCCGTCTCAGATTGAGAATTTCTCCAAGCAGTTTTTCGGAGAGGTGACTAAGACCGAAGTGGATGGAGTCGTGACGTGGAATCTTCCATGTTCTCTCGACGTTGGTCTTCCGGGTAATCCGCGCGGCACTACTGAAGGACTCGCGTGCTACTTTCTCCGGCTCTTCCAAGATGGAATCACTGGACTGGTTGGGCCCAAGGGGGACACCGGGGACCAAGGAGCCGCCGGGCACAATGCCTACACGATTACGACCTCGGCCTTCGTTGCGCCGACTCTGTCGAGCCCAGTCGCGCAGTTCACCATCATCCCATCGCCGGTCATCGCCGTCGGGGAGACGATTTTCATTCCGGGCGTAGGGTGGCTTACTGTCTCTCAGATTTTTCAGGACACTACTGTCTTTGCCTCGCTCATTGAACTGGTCCCGTCCCCCGTCGTGACAGTCGTGTCGGGAACTGTGGTTCTTCCTACTGGACCTCGTGGGCTGTCAATCAAGGGCGACACGGGTGCAACCGGATTGACCGGTCCGCAAGGCGCTCAAGGACCCACCGGGCCAACCGGAGCGACCGGTGCATCGGGTGCAGTCGGTGCGTCTGGCGCAGTTGCTACGAATAGCAACGCGGAAATCGTTGGCGGAGCTTCGGACTATACGCTGACCGCGTCCTACGCGAAGGTGGACTTTGGCGCGTCCGATTTGGAGGCAACCCTTGCCGTGGCGGGAACATATCTCTTCATTCTTCAGGTGAACGGATTGAACTCGTCGGGTGCTAATCGCGAGTGGGACTTCAAACTTTTCAACTCTACGCAGGGTCTCGACGTTACCGATTCTGAGAACTATCAGCGGGCAACAGACTCCCCGCTTATCCAGACGTTCTCGTTCTATTCGGTGCTTACTACCTCGGTGGCGAACGACGTGATTCAATTTTACGCGAAGTCCAGTTCCGCAGCGGCGACCCAGACTATCAACAAGACCGGGTCGAAGTTAATTTACGTCCGACTGGCATGACGAGTCTCCCCGTCATCAAGGACCCGAATGGGGACCTCTCTTGCGAGGATTGCACGGGCGGTCAGCGGTTACTGCATCGGGTTCCCCGGTCTCCGGTGACGCGACCCATCACCAACGAGGGAAATGAGGATGTTCTTTTGGATGAATCGGGAATCCCAATACTGGATGAAGTGACGAACAATGTTATCTTCGATTCTTACCCACACACGTTAGCCTGATATGCCAAAGACGAGCGATTACGCAGAAGAGACAACGCCGCTTCCCGACGGATTTCTGTTCATGGCGGTGAAGCAGCCCGACCAGAGCTACATCACCAAGAAAATCACGCCGGACAAACTCGGGGCGCAGGGGCCGATTGGTCCGCAGGGTCTTCAAGGACCGACGGGACCGACAGGAGCGGGTGCGACCGGGGCGACCGGACCTACGGGACCTGCGGGTGCAACGGGGCCTACCGGTCCGACTGGTGCAACAGGTGCGACTGGACCCACCGGTCCGTCGATTACCGAACTCACCCAATCGAGGGACCAAGCCATTGAATTCTTCGACGACTACTCACTTGGCACTATCGCGACGTTTGATAAGGGATGGGGATGGGTAAACAACGGAACTAGCCCGGGGACTCCGACGATTGTCACCCGAACGCATGTGGACGGTCGGTCTGAGAACCGGTTGAATTTCAACACTAACGACCAGTATGCCCGAAAGATGCCGTGGGGCGGGAAATGGAACCGGTTAAAGCTGGTTCTGCTTCTTCGGGTCAACGCCGTTGCGAATCTCACAACCCCCAACGGCTACTTCGGATTTTGCAGTGGACAGACTAATCTGGTATCGAGTTCTTCCACAGACAATTTTATTGGACTTCGCACGGGCGACGGAACAGGAACGGGAACTTATACCGTCGGAACCATCACATCGTATTTCAACATGCCGACGTTCCGGTTCGTCTCTCGGCGGGGAACCACTACCACGGACATTTTCGCGGGTGGTTCGGGGCATCATATCACGGCGGATGAAGGATTTTTGACGCCGCTAGTTTATGAGATTTCCCGGACCCCCTTTTCGGGGGGCGGTTCAGTGACCTACTCCTTCAAGGAAGTTTCTAGTGCGTCGTCACAGGTTCAGTATTCTAATTCCAAGCAGGCGGTCAATCGCATCCTTGACGACGTGGCGGCGACGACTACTTCTCTTTCTCAAGCGGATTCTGCCATCGTTGGGTCCTCTGGAACCACTACCTCTGCGTTTGATGAATCCACGGGTGTTCTGGACACGGTCAATTTTTCGTGGTCCGAGTTCGAGGGTCTCGAAATCGCGGCCTTTGGCGTTCGTAAAGTTTACTGATTTATGGCTGACAAATATCCAATCGACCTCGGCAGTAAAATGTCGAGCGACCCAATGATGTCTTCTCCGATGAAAATGGAGAACATGAAACACTATCCCACTCTCCACATTGACTGTGAAGACGACTGTGAGTTGCCCGACTCCGGGACGATGGAGGTGACGTTCAACAAGACTGGTGAAACCAAGTCCACGCACAACGGGAAAACTCGCCACAGTGTTACCCTCGAAATCAAGTCCATCGAAGAGGTGAGCGAGAAGTCTGGCGACGAGGAAGACTCCGATGAGGGTGAGTCGGGTGAATCCACGGGAGACCGTCTGGACAAAATGGCGAAGGATGCCGCCGACGAAGAGGCTGACTAATGTTTCTCGCTGAGGACATCGTCGAAGAGGCTCAGTCCATCTTCGGTTTCAGTCGGGTATCCAAGCTGTATCGCTGGATTACCGACGCGGTGGAGTTGCTGGCCCAGAAGGGCGAGATTGACCCGCTCGTCGGCTGGGTGGATTTGTGCGTCGATAGCGGGTGCATCACCCTTCCCCGGGAAATCGAGACCGTCCTCGCTTGCAATATCGGCGGGCGTCCGGCGCTCGGGCACGACCAACTTTTTTCGTTCCATCTGAACGGTCCGGGGGACTTCAACAAGCGGTGCGACTATACTTGGATGGACGGCGGAAATTTTTGCACCTACCGGGACCTGAAATGTCCGGTCAAGTTGGTGGCATTTTTGGATAACGAGGCGGACGCGGGGAAGGTCCTTCGCGTCTTCGGATACGACGACCAGAACCGTCCGCTTCGCACGTTGGTCAATGGGGTGTGGGAAGACGGATACCGGGTCCCAACCATCTTCGGGTATTCGCTTCCTGAAACGGGCGCACCGACTATTTCACGAATCACCGCGATTGTGAAGGACGTGACGGCGGGAAATATCCGGCTGTCGAGCTTCGACAGTTCGACGTTGTCAGGAACCCTTCTCGGGGTATTCGAGCCCGATGAGACTGTTCCACTTTACCGTCGATTGAAGGTCTCGAACGGGTGTTCTTGGGTTCGGCTTCATTACCGGAAACGCACCGCCGAAGTTCGCGGCCCCAAGGACCGTATTCTTTTGCACTCCCGCCCGGCGCTCATCCTCGCGATGCACGCGTTGAAATTCTATCGGGACAGCGACCTCGCGAATGGGAACGCCTATGAGGCGAACGCTACGCGATTGCTGACGGAGCGCGAGGGGGCGCTGTCCAGTCCGGTCGGCAACCCAATTCAGGTGGAGGACCGAAACTCCATCATGGACAAATCTGATGCTTGGGTCGAGTGACCCGGAAAGGAAACATGGCTGATAAAAACAATGCCGCTGATAGCGGCGCAGAACGCGCTCCGTATGGTCCGTTCGACTATCGTCCCGAATGTGACGAGGAGAAACGTCGGTTGGAAGCTCTCAAGTGTCACGACAAGGGCGGGCAGAACGGCGTCTATCCCCGCGAATAATGTCCACGCCGCGCCTAGAAGATTTCGACATCCGGTTTCTGTCAGGGATGGACTCCCTGACAGAGCCCGGAACTTTGGAGTCGGAGTTTTACGCCCGAAGCATGAACACCGTGAATCGTGGTGGAGTGCTTCAATGTCGTCCCGGCTATCGGTGTAAGTTTGTCGCCCCGGCGGGAAACCTTCAAGGCGGAATCGTGTATCGCCCCAAGCAGGGGATGGAGGTCCTACTCTTCGCGGTGGACGGTCTGCTCTACGCGAGCAATTATCCATTCACGGATTACCGACAAATCCCGGATGTGACATTTTCCTCGACGGCCCGCCAGCTATTTTTTCAGCAGGCGGAACAATCCATCGTTCAGAATGACGATGGGTCCCTCACGCTCATCACAGCCAAGAATATCATCATCATTCAAGATGGAGGACTCACGGCTCCGGCAATCTATGACGGGACCAAGGGGGAGCATCAACGCGGAGCGGGAAAAATCCCCCTCGGTGGACCGATGGCATGGTCGGGCGACCGGCTGTGGGTTGCGCGGGGCTCGCTACTTTACGCGTCGGATATTTCCAATCCGGTATCCTTCACAGAGCCACTCTACTTCTCGACGGTGACGGCGTTCATTCTTCCGGCCCCTATCACGGCGTTGGCAGAAATCCCGAACGCGGAGATTGCCCAGTTGCTTGTCTTCACCGAGGGGAATACCTCGCTGATTCAATCGGGTATTCGCGACCGAACGACGTGGAACTCGGTGCAGAATTTCCAGCGGATTCTTCTCCCGTCGTTGGGTTGCATCTCGGAACGGTCCGTAACGGCTCATCTGGGGTTGCTCTATTGGTATTCGACGTTCGGGCTTACCTCGCTGGACTCCGCGTTGATTACCCGGCAGACTTCGGTGCTTCCGTATCGCGACAACGAAATGGCGGACAGCAAGGCCCAGCTATCCCCCGACATGGCCGGAATCGCGACGGCTTTTTTCGAGAACTACCTTTTGGTCAGTGTTCCGTTCGAGGACAAGTTCAATCGCCATACGTGGGTGCTGGATGAGGCCCCGATGCAACGAACCACCGGTCGGACACAGCCCGCGTGGAACAGTTTTTGGACAGGGACGCGCCCGGTGCAGTGGCTCTACGGAAATTTCAACGGGCAGAATCGTATCTTCCACTTCTCTCGCGACTATGACGGCAACAACCGAATGTGGGAAGCGTTCTCGCCTGACCGGTTAGATGATGGGTGTCCGATTACGTGGTATGTGGAGACCCGCGCGTTCGACGGTCAACTTCCCCTTCGTAAGAAGAAGTTCCGATACGCGGACATCTTTATGATGGAGATTTCCGGTGATGTCGATGTCGCGGTATTTTGGGCGGGGTCGGGGCGTGGCAAATACAAGAAGGTTCTTCAGAAGCAAATTCGCGCATCGCGGGGGTCTCTTCGCTCCGGCTCGACCATTAAGTCCGACACGCTCCTCTACGCGTTGAAGAAACAGATTCGCAATCTTCGGACGCAGGATGCCAAGGAGCTTGCGATTGGAGAGACCCAGCGGTCTGACAATGTGGAGGACGACGATTTGGAGTTCATCGACGAGTCGTTCCAACTTTTGATTGTAGGCTCGGGGCCGGGGGCGGTGCAGGGCTTGCGGTATTATATGGAACCGCCAGAGGGAGTTCAAGGTGCGGTGGGGCCCAACAAGGAACTGTCGGGTCGCGTGGAACTCGACGAAACCGAGGAGAATTTTGTTCGCTTTGACGGTGCATCCGCCGAGTCGCATGTGTTCGAGGACGCACTCGCGTCGCTCTCGTCGGAGATTCCCCGGTTCGTTTCCAACACCAGCGTCACGGTAACTCAGAGCGGGTTTACCGCGACCGCGAGCGGAAGCGGAGAAAGCGTAATCTCTCAGGCAAACGCGGACCGTATCGCGCGGGTAACGGCAACCAAGAAAGCCGTCGCGGAGCTTCAGTCGGTTCTGCCCAAGATTGTCAGTGTCGGCCTTGCACTCGCATGAAGCCTTTTAAGAGTCTCCAAGCCATCACGCGCCGGGCGCTGCGAATCAACTATTTTTCGCCGCTGGTCTGCCAGATTTTTTCATCGTCCTCCGGCTCGGGCTCGGGGATTGCCGCAACACTGGAAATTCTTCCGACCCAACGTCGCGCCGGACCGGCGTCTCTGATTCTGACAAAAGTGGACTCGGCGAACGTCAAGCTGACGTGGTCACTGCAAAGCTACATCTACTCGTATCTGGTGTATCGGGCAACCAACCCGGCGGGACCGTTTGTGGTTGTGACCTCGAACGTCATCAGTGACCATTTTACCGACGCGCCCGTGGCCGGAACCTACTATTACAAGGTCACAGGCATTGAACCGGACTTCGGTGAAACATACGCGTCTCCGGTCGCTGGACCAGTAACGCTACCTTAATCTATGGCACTCAATAAAACCAATCTCGTCATTGTCTCGGCCCCGCTTCCAGCGGATTTCGAGGGCACCCCGCAAGAACTCGCCGAGGCGATGGTGGAGCGGATGGAGATTCAATCTCCCATCGGCACCAACTTCTTCATCGTCGGGGATGTGGAACCCAGTAGCGACCAAGGTCCGTGGCTCAAGAACGGGGACCGATGGTATGTATTCAGCACTACCGAGGGAAAGTATGTCCCCGGCAACGTGGACGACTCTATCCGGCTATTCACCGTCGGGGCGACATTTCCGGGCATTCCCGGGGTCAACGACCCGGTCCTCTTTCTCCGCACGTCGAGCACTCGCGGCATCGGATGGTATGGATGGGACGGCTCGTCTTGGCGTTCCATCAATGACCTTCCGCCGTCGGGAACTACCGCGCTTCGCCCCGCCGCCCCACTCGAACTGGAACAGTATTGGGACACTGACATCAATTGTCTGATTCACTGGGAACGTGGGCTCTGGCGGACGGTATCTGGCGTCCCCGGTGACATCAAATTCGTTGGTCTGTCTAAACTGTCCGACGCGCTGAACTCGAACCCCGGGTGGATTTATCTCGGGCGTGACGACCAGTCGATTCGCGGAAAGGTTATCGGCATTGCCAGCGAGGACGGCGTGGGGACCGAGTCGGTATTTGCAACGGATTCGGGAATCTCGGCTCGTCCCAGCGGGAGTCAGGACGGTGAAGAGACGCATATTCTCTCATCGGACGAGATTGAACAGCACACGCACTTAATGGGTCACGCGACGCTGTTGAACTCGGATAACAACATCTGGTTGCATCGGGTGGATGACGCGGAGACGTTGGTGATTCCGGCCCCGGGACCCTATAACTACTTTGAAGTCAAGGGAGAGGGGGCGGGTAACGGGACCAAGACAGGCACGGCGGGAGACGGCAACGCGGGCACCGGGTTGGTAACGTCCAAGCAACTGAGCAAGACCTCCGCCCCGGCCACAAACTACACAGAATTGGCCGTAGCGCACAACAACGTGCAGCCCACCGTGTTCTTTTGGGCCCTGTTGAAAGTGTGATTGACATCGAAGAGTTTACACGCTCTTCTTTGATGATGAACCTACGCATCGAAACATTGGATGATTTTTTGCCGGAGCCGCTCAAGTATCGAGAGGAGGCGTGTAAACAGCCCTACTATGAGATTCGCGGACCCGACGGCGTGAGCTACCGGAACATCAATGTTCGCCCGTCGGAGGAATTCGCCGAACTACTCTCGGCTCGGCTTGGTAAGAAAGTGAAGTGCGGATACTCTCTACTCCGGGTAAATTATGCGGGGGAGCTACCGAATCACGCGGTTCACACCGACAATGGTTACGACGATTTTGCTGCCGTCCTCTATCTTAGCCGACCGGAGGATTGCGTGGGTGGAACAGCGTTCTGGAAACACAAGCAGTATGGGTGGACCCATTGGCCGGATGAGGCGGCGATGCGCCGAACATGTAAGAAGCCCGAAAAGATAATCTCGCAGCTTCAACGGGACGCGAACGACGAGAGTGCGTGGGAACAGACGTATCTCGCCGAGATGAAGTTCAACCGGATGATTGTCTATCCGACAGACCAGTTTCATTCGCGGTTCCCATTTCCAGCGTTCGGGTTCACGCCGGAGACGGCGCGGTTGATTTGGGTTAGCTTTTTTTCCGTCGTATGATGACCGAACTCTATCTCGACACGTTGTCACAAATTGATGAGATTGGCCAGTCATTTGCAAAGGAAGCGCGCTATCCGGGAGGGTGGAATTGGGATGCTTTTCATCAGGTATGGTTTGAGCTTTTGTCGAGTGGACTCGGAAAAATCTTTGTCGTTGAGGACGACAACGGGCTAGTGGGGGCTTTGGGCGCGGCATTTTTGCCCGACCCATACTCCGGTCAGATGACCGCTGTCGAACAATTTTGGTATGTCCTGCCGTCGCACAGGAAGACGCGCGTCGGAATGGACTTGTTCTTGGCGTTCCAACAGGAAGCCCAGAAACGTCAGGCGAAGAAAATGGTGATGGTGCATCTCGCGGCCCTGACCCCCGAGAGTCTTCAGAAGTTCTACGAGAAGGAAGGTTTCAAACTCGCAGAGCAAACTTTTTGGAAGGAACTTTGACATGGGACTAATCACAGCACTGGTAGTTGCGGGCGTTGCTGCCGCAGGCGCAGCCGCCGGAGCGTATGCCAAGAAAAAATCCGCCGACAAGGCCGCTTCCGCGCAGAAGAGCGCCCTGACCGGGCAGAAGAAAATTCTCTCCGAGGAGTTGTCGTTTGACCGAATCAATCAGGCCGCGACGGACGCGGACCGACTTCGCGCGAACAATCGGCTTGCCCTTCAGAAAGAGGTGGACCCAGAGTTGGCACAACTTCGCCAGCTTGGGAAAGAGAAACTACTCACGGAAGCCCAGCGACCGAACGAGAGTCTTCAGAGCACCCAAGTAGCGAACACTCTCTTCAACGAGAACAACAAGCAGGACCCACGGCTCGAAGCTCTCAAGAGTTCCATCATCACTCGCGCGCAGGAAGAGATTGCAGCGGGTGCAACACTTCCCCCGGAGTTTCAAGCGGACCTCGTTCGCGCGGGAGTGGCTCAGGGTTCGCAGGCCGGGTTCAAGACTGACGCGAAGACAGTGGGCGGGACTATCGCTCGTGCGCTCGGCATCGGTGGAGAACAACTCAAGGTCGCCCGAGAAAATCAGGCGGTCAACCTTGCCGGAGCCGCAACGAATCTGGATGAATCCCGGGCCAAGATTCTCGGCAGTATTTTTCCAACGATTGCCAACGCCGAACAAACCCGGCGTCAAAATGCCGCCTCTGAATTTGGCGTCGGTGAATCGACTCTTCCCGAGTCTGGTTTGACCGGTCGTGAATCGGCGGCGGTTCAGCAGAACCGGGGAAATACACTTCTTAAGATTCGCGGTCAGCGCGGACAGATTGCCGCCCAGCAAGCTGCCGCGCAGGGCGAGGCAACCGCTGCGTATATTGGCGCGGGAACGTCTTTTGCTACGTCTGCCTTGGGCGGATTCGGCGGTGGCGGTGGGGCTGGGGGGATGCTGAACGCGGTTCAGGGAGGTGGAGGTGGGGGCGGCTCACTATTTACTCAATACACCGGTCAAAAGAACTAAATAATTGTATGCCCGGAATTGCTGATTCTCCCAACTCTCTTCAGGTCCAGCCAAGCGCCAACGCCATCTCGCAGGACGTGAATATCACGCCCGCCGTCGGGGACTTTATGAAAGCCTTCAAGGAGGGCTTCATCACCACTGAGGACATCACCAAACGCGCGAAGGACAAGCCGCTGGAAGATGCCCAGCGTCAGCAGGCTCTTCAGGACACCAACATCATCCGGCCCAAACAGCGCGAGCTTGCGTCCAAGCAACTCGATGTGCAGACCGCGCAGGCCGACACGCTCGGGCAGATTCAGCCGCTTCTTTCAGAGGCCGGTCTGAAGCAAGCCGAACAGCAGCTTCAAAACGTGCGGGGTCACGGGAACCCCGAAGCAATCGCGGAACTTCATCGCAAGTATGCGCTCCCACTTCTCGGAAAGCAAGTGCCTTACGATGACAAGACAGGTCAACTCAATACCGAGGAGGCGTTGAAGGACGTGCAGAAAGCCACGGAGCTTGCTCGCGCGTATCAGCTTCGCCAATTTGCGATGGAACACGCCAAGCCGCAGACCACCTCGACCACCGACAAGACGGGGAAGAAAACCGTCACGGAGCAATATGTCGTTCCCGGAACGAACGCGACCCTCACGGAGCCGCGAGTGGCGGAAACCACGGAGCCCAACCAGCCGGAAGCCGTGAAGAATTTTCGTCAGGGCATCGAAGCAGACTCGACTCTCAAGCCTATTAAGGAGGCGCAGACATTCCTTGCGACTGCTAAGGGTGTGCTCGCGACTCCTCCTGACAAAGTCACGAACGCAGAAGACCAGCTTCTCGTCGAGTCACTCATCAAACTAACCGACCCGGCGGGCGTTATTCGTCAGTCGAAGGTGGAGTATTTGAACGAGATGACTCCCGTGTGGCAGACCGCCCTAAAGCGTCTCACACACCTCACGTCGAATCAGAACACGGTGCTGTCTCCGCAGGACCGGGCGCAGATTAGCCGCGCCGTTAACCGTCTGGAAGAGGGATACGGAAAGGCTGCACAGCCCCGGCTTCAGCTTTTCGCCAAGCAAGCCGCCGAACAGAACCTCACCCCAGACCAGATTTTTGATACCGAGGAACTCGGGATGCTCAACAAGCAGCACGCGGCTCCCGCCGCTGCCACACCTGCCGCTGGGGATATTCCGACGGTGAATCACCCGGACGAAGCTCCGCCTACCGCGAAATTCTTCAAGTCCCCCGACGGTCGCACTTTCGTCAACCCGAAATACCAGCCCGCCGGTCCTACGGCTACCCCGTAACCTATGCCCGACACGTTCTCAGACTCCGTCAAGGACTCTTGGCGGCAGATGGCGGCGAATGACCCCGTCGTTGCCCCCTCTGAACCCAAGACCATCGACCCGAACGCGCAGTTGAAGCTCGCCGCGCGGGACAAGGCGGCGGACCCCTTCGCGGGATTGCAAGAAGTGAAGTCGAATGACCCGTTCGCGGGTCTTCAACAGGTGGACCACTTCGCCGGTTTGAAGCCTGCCGACTCCCTCGACCTCAAGGACGTTCCCTCATTAGTAAGCGACGACACTTTCCGTCCTGCCGATTATTTCGCGGCGAATCCTGACCTCCATAAAGACGCGGAGAAGAGCCAGAAGCTTCTGGATGTGTATCGCGCTCGTCGGATTCGTGGACTCGAAGCGGGCAAGGTTGCCAAAGCTGCCATCACGGAAGCTCCCGGAATCATCGCCAAGACGGCAAAAGGTGCGCGTGACCTCGCGTCCCGCGCCATCGAACTCGGGGTTCAACCGGCGGTCACATCGGTTCTCAGCGCTCTGACCGGAGCGACGCCCGAGGAGAAATCCGCCATCATGGCGGAACAGGGGAAGCAACAACTCAAGGCCGCAGGTGAAGTCACCGCCGGAACCGAGTCGGCCATTACCGGGTTGACCCAACTCGGGTATCAAGGCGCGCGAAAACTTTTTGGAAAGTCTCCTGAGAAGTTGACTGACCGGGAACTTCAGGACCAGTTGGCGATAGACGCAGAATTTTCCAAGGCGACCAAGGAGGTTGCAGAGGGTAAAGGAGACGCGGTCAAAGCAGCAGGGCTTGACGCGGACACGCTGTCCAAGAATGGCGTGACTCTCGACAAGGATGCCATCGAAAATCTTTCGCTGGTGGACCCGCTGACCCTAGTGGCCACAGCGGGAGCTTTCAAAGTGGTAGGATTGGGCGGGAAGGTTCTCGCAACGGCAGCGACCAAAGCAGGAGCGCAGGTGGTTATCGACGGTCTCGCCAAAGTCGCACAGACAGTGGGCGCGAAGGGCATCGAAGCGGTGGGCAAGACCGCTGAAAAGATTGGCCAAGTTGGTCAGGTGGTCGGGGAGCGTTTTCCCGCCAAGTCCGTCGGGTTTGTTCTCGGGGCCACTAAAGGGGGTTCTCTTCACGCGGGGGCGATTGGAGCCGCTGCCGGAGAAGCCGCCAAGCGCATTGTTGCGGAGAGCGCCGGAGCATTTGCCAAACGCGGCGCGGCACTGGCCGAGGTCGGCACTCAACTCAACCCCGCTTTTGTGGGTCCACGGTCCGCCGGGTTGTCCCGGGTGCTGGCGCTTCCTTCGACCACGACCGGGCAGATTGCCAAGAGCGTCGCAGGCGGCGCGGTTCAGGGCGCAGTCACCGCACTTCCACTCGCCGCAGCGGCAGACGAGAGTCAGACCGCAGGCGCACTTCTCGGAGGCGGCGCTGCGCTGGGTGCAATTCATGGCGCGGTTACTGGTGGTAAGACGGCGGTTGCGGAGACCGTGGCGAAGAATTACCTCGACCCACACAACATCCCGTTCGAGAAGACAAACTCCCCGGGATATGGGGTGGACAAATCTCTCGACGCATCCCACGACGCGGCTATTTCCAAACTGCCCGAGAACGAACAGAACGCCGTCAATACCTTCCGCGAAGCGGTGCGTGCGGGCGGGGGCGAGATTTACGTTCAGGACGCGGGCGCATACCTCAATCGGATTCGCGAGAATCTGACGCAGGAGAACGGCGGGAAGCCGCTGACCCCGGAGCAAGAATCGCAGGCCAAGCTCTACGCGGATACCCACGCCTTTTTCGACGGGCAAATTCCTGACGCCAAAGGCCAGACTCGCCGCGTGGTGTTCCTCAACAGCGACTCGACCGGGTTGCACCATGACGCCGGACATCTTTTTCAGTCGCTTCTGTCGCCCGAGAATCAGGCCGCTCTTCGAGAGACGGCGTTGAAGTCTTACTCCCCGGAGCAACTCCAAGCGTTCAAGGACGAATATGCGCGTCGGATTGGCGAGCCAGACTATTTTAACAAGCTGGGTGATGAAGCTAATAACAAAGCCGCCGACGAACTTATCGCCGAGAATTTCGGGCAGCTTTTCCAGAACAAGACGTTCTCCGATTTGTCCGCTCCTCGTCCGTTCCTGAAAAAGCTCGGGGACGTGGCGGTTCAAGCGGGTGAAGCGTTGGGATTCGACCTCACTGCGGGCCGCACTACCGCAGACTTGGGGGCGAAGCCCTCGTTCCGGCTTCAGGACCTCCTCCGCAATGCGGCGCAGGATGTCTTGACCCGTGAATCGAAAACTCCGGCCCCGGAGCCCAAGCCGCTTACTCTTCGTCCAGAAGATGTAGCCCGTCGCGAAGCGAATGTCCCGGTCACGAAGGAAATCACTCCTGAAGCAGTGAAACCCGCAGAGCCCACGCCCGCGCCGGAAGCGAAGCCTGTCGAGGTTTCACCAAAAGAGCCCGTTTCACCGACCGTTAAAAAGCCCGTTGTGAGTGAAACTCCGCCTTCGACGGCGAAGAACATTCGTGTCGAGCGAACGGCTCAATCGGATTTCGCCTCGAAGCGCGCCGAAGAGACCGGAATTTCAGAAGCCCAGAAAGCGACGGAATCACAGCCTGAAGTCCGCAAGGTGGTGGACGATATTGCGAAGTCGATGGAGGCGGGCAACCCCGTCCTCGAAGTCGAACATCGCGGAATTGTCAGCGAGCGCGGTCCCGCCGCCCCGGAAGGACGCACGTCTCGTCGTGGCACTCAGGAAGCCGGGTATCAGGAACTCGAACGCTTGCAAGTGGAGAACCGCAAGGAAGCTCCCGCCGACATTGTCGATACTCACCAGAAGACTTTCGTCCCGGTTCGCTTTACGACGCAGGGCGGCAAGCCCACTCTCATCGCGATGTCGTTGGACAAGGTCATTGCCAACGTGCGCCGGGTGGTCAAGGATGCTGTTGGAAATGCTGCCGAGAAGTTGCTCCCCTATCCGGTGGAGAATGGCAAGCTCACCGACGCCGGATGGAAGCAAGCCATCGAAGACATCAAGGCATACGCCGAGAATCAATCGAACGGTTATCGTGGAGACGGCCAAAAGCTAATCCGACCTACGGAGGACATCGGCGTTTCCATTCCAGCGGAGAATCCAAATTATACCCCCAAGCCGTTGTCCGAGGGCGCAATGAATTTTGCGAATCTCGTGCAGGGACTCAATCCGCCCGAGACCGGTCGCGTGCAGAAGGGTCTGACTCCCGGAAACGTCAAAGGCCAGCTTCTCGCCGAGGTGAACAAGAAGCAGCCACTCACTCCGGCGGTTATCTCGCCGGAGAACGTGACGAAGCAATCCTTCAAGGGATTTGAGCCCCGCACGGTCAAGGAGACGAATCCGCTTCGTAACGAACTCGCCGCGCGCGGCGTCAAGGTTCGCGAACTCACCGAGGTCACGGAGCGACTCGCCGTCGAGGACATCGCCAGCGTCAAGCCACGCCCGGAACTTGGGTTCAAGGCCCCCGTGACGGACGTGATTCGCTCGGGCTTTTTGCCCGGGAACG